CCCATATTGGTTTTATCGCGATACATTAGGACAGCCTCTTTCGTATAGCTTTCTCTTTAGCCGCTGCCATATTATCCACAAGATTTGGATAAGGCCGTCCTGCAGCTTTCGCTCTTGCTTTCGCCTCAGACTTCTGTGCAGGAGTCAAAGACTTCCGCTCGCTTTTCGGTTTAGGGTTTTTTGTTTCCCACACTTTTTTCAAGATAGCCTCCTGAGCAAAGCGTCCCGTCTGGCGGCAGCTTTATTGTCACGTATAGTATAGCCCGCCCTGTTCCTTACTTTACCAACAGTAGGCATAGGTCGTCCAGTTCCATAATGCTTTTTTCCGGCAGCATAAGCGTTAAAACCGCCACCAGCCTGAGCCGGACCGCTGTACTCTTTACGAAACTTATTCATTACGTAATTTCCTTAGACACTGTTTGTTTCGGGTTCACGTACGTCATCAACGAAAACAGTCTAATAGGAGCATCCGCATCAGTACCTGTCGTCTCAAACGACACGGTGAAATAGATTTGCCTGAATCGCAACGATTTTAAAAACTTAGTAAAAATACGGCGGAATGTGGGGGCAACTTCAGTAACCGATGTTGTCACAGGGTCAGTACCCGTGTTGGGCGACTGCCACACAAAGTCAAGCATTTCTTGCCAAGTATTAGCTAACAACGTACCCCACTCGGTACTAAACGTTTGAGTAATAGGATACGCCGTACCTACGACAGTGCCCTTAAACCTGGCATCCAAACCCCACCAAAACAGACGTTTGTAAATGGAGCTAGCTTGGTAATTAAAGTTTTTTGTTTGAATATTGCATGTCATGGTTTCTGCCACGCCAGGAACATACTCGTCAGTGATGCGCAATAGTGGGGCAGAACGAGAACCGCCAGCAGGCACCTCAATGTTCTTATGTGTCAAAACAATGGCTTTATCTTCGTTTGTGTTCCATGTAGCCATCTTGCACAACGAACCAAACGTTGTAGACGACCATGTAGTCCACGAACGGGTCCGCAAGTTATAGACAAACATGCTGTCAAAATACGTGAAAATAATGCGCCGGTTAAACTCAGACACCGCATAATTGTTGTGAAAACCAGACGTGGTAGTCGACGTAAAAGGTGTTTTAACGTTAATCTGTGACGCCCTGTTATTACTAAACTCGTACGCTTTTTCGTCATACATAAAGTAAATGTAAGACTCAAACTGTGCAATCGCGTACCGAGAGTTCAACCCCACTGTCGGCAACACAGACGACACAACCGCAGCTGCGGGGTCAGACGTGTACTGCAAACCAAACGTAGAGTTAGTGCGGAAAATCAGCAGCGTGTTAAAGTACACGACAAGTTGCACAATGTTCTGACCGTCACCAGACCCAATATCCACAAAATCATTACTTGCTACCCACAACGCGGGGTCAGCCAACGTCTTAGACCTGTACAATCTTGTACCCTGGTTTGTGCTGTTTTGGCCTTCAGCAACCCACAAACGACCCTTAAACGACACAATACACTCACCCTCAGGCATGTTCGCGTCAGCCACAAAACCGCCCGCAACAGTCCAGTACCCTCCAGGGTTAGCGGAACCGACATGGGCTGTCAGCCAAGCTTTATCATCAAACTGCACAAACCCGGCAGCAGCAATAGTGTTAGTAATAAGAGTCCACGACGTACCGTCAAAATAGTATGTACTGCTGTCGTTATCGCTAGCAATCAAATACGACTCTGTTTGAGAAACCTGAAACGTCCCCAAAAACTCCATATCGCCCGTCGCAGCAAGTGGAAAATTGACGCCTGTGTCTTCGATAGGTGGGCGCGATTTTAGCGAACCGTCAAGGTCCAGCTCAAAGTTGTTGCAAACGGTAAGTTCGTTGTCTGCGATGGCGGTAGGGTCACTGAATGTGTTGAGGCCACCAACGAAAGGCCCTACCTGTATCGACGTACCCGGCATGGCCTCTCCTAAATAAGCTCGAACGTAATGTTAGTCTCGTATGTCATGCTGGCTGCGATACGTTCGTTTTCGCCCCGTTCAGCAACACTGGAACTGTACTCTGCCTGCTTGACCGCCATCATTTCAGGGTTTTCGTCCATCTCGTAAGCTTTCATCAAAACAAAGTTAACAATGTCTGTAAAGCACTCGTTAGGCAGCGCGAGGACATCTGTCGAAGTAATGGTTACGTCTGTGGGCTGTGCCGTGTATCTAATAGTCATTGTGTAGTTTTGGATAGGGTTAGGCCAAAAAATTACGTCGCCACCCCAGGAATACCAAAACTGTGGAGCACCCGTCTCTAAACCCTCGGGGTCCGAAACAGAAATGCTTTCCTCCGCCTGAGAAATAGGAATATTTCCGACACGCCGCCCATCAAGTAGGATAGACGCAACCTGGTCAATCTTGGGGGTCACAGAGGTCAAAGAATAAGTAGCGGTACCACCAGTAACAGGCAACGTTGCTGTCGTTTGCAACACCTGGTTTTGCTTAGAAATATCAACTTGGGCTTCGTTAATCCAACGCACAATATCAGCGTTAGTAAGCTGTACACCAGCCTCGTCACCAAATACACGCTTTACAGCGTCATATACGTCGCCAACAGTTTTACTGGGGGTACTGTAACTCATCGCTCAAACTTCCTGCCATTGTGGGTAAACGTGTGCTTCTTGTCCCGCCCACCAGTAGCTATGAAAGCACCAAACTCAAGTCTATCTTCTAACTCGTCTTCTTGTCTCTTCAACTCCAGCAACTTTTTGGCGTTCTCTTCTGCCTCAATACGGGCCAGCACGTTTTCGGCACCGTGACGCACAATATCCCCGTCAAACAACCACGCAATAACTTTGTGCGGTTCTTTCATTTCGTCTTCCGACAGGTAACGCACAACGTATTCTTGTAAATTGTCCGGTTTATCCACAATAGCCCACGGCTTTTGTTTCTCTTCCGGCGTTGTACGGTCTTTTACGGGAATGTACACAAGACTGTACGTGTCTTTAAAATCTTTCAAAATTTGGGCAACACGAACGTGGTCCTCGCGCACAAACTCGCCAAGGTCCGAGTTATACACCTGTGATGATTGTCCTAATGTACTAAACATACGCCGATTTTATCCTAAACTCCCGCTATCTGGCCCCAAGTAAGGGCGCTCTGGTTTACCCATTCTGTACCGTCGTACACCAAAAAGTCGTCCGCTGCTGCACTAGTAATTTGCACGTCATCTAAATCATGCATGTGGCTACTGGGCAAAGCACGCACAATAATACGCCCACTGTTTGCATCAACCCTAGTTACTGCAGCAATTGGTTTACGCCACGCCGGAGCAGCAGGCTGTGTTTTGGTTAACTCACCAGGATTGCTTGCGTCGCTGTACAACAAATCGCCAAGCGCCCAACCAGCGTAATCAGTTTTAATGTGGTCAATAAAACCAAACTGCATCACAAAACCAAAGTCGTCTGCGGCAATCTCCTGGTATGTGATACCAACAATGTAATTGTTGTCGTAACTTCCGTTAGATGATGCTGGGGTAACAGTTACTGTGTCTCCGGCAGCACCGGCAAACATTACAACTTTGCCTTTACCGATAGCTGTTATGCCTGAAGCGTTTTTAACCCTATAACCGTGCTGCAAACCGGCCCGTAAATTAACTGCATCCGGCAACCCCACAACCAACGTATCAAAGTCAGCATCCCACGAAATCTCGCCCTCTTCAGGGTCGTGAGCTGCCGCAGTGTCAAAATCAATATAATCAACTTCAGTTAAGTTGCCGACAGCAGAGCCGTCAAAACCAACCGTCTGAGTGCCGCTGTCGTACGTGATAGGAAGTGTTGCTGCAACCACCCCAGTAGGCCCAGGAGGGCCAGCAGGTCCCGTGTCACCAGTATCTCCCTTAGGTCCGACAGGTCCCACACTGGCAGCAAAAACAGTCCCATCAAACAAATACAGCGTGTCGTCAGTAGTATCAAACCAAATATCGCCAGTTGCCGGGTCAGTGGGTTCAACAGTACCGACAGTTACGGTAACACCAGTACCTCCTCCCCCAGCACCATTAACCCACTGACCCGCATCTGCGTCATAGACGAGCGTTTGCCCATCTTCAACATCAGTAAGAGTTACCGTTAAAATCTGCTTTCCAGCGTTATCGCTGTAAAACTTCCACTCATAATCGGAAAGAGAAAGGCCCTCTGGTAGCGCAGAAACCGCT